CCCCCCCATAGGCATCATTGGGGCTAATCCCTCTGCCTGAAGTGCCTGTTGTAGCATCATTGCCATTGTCTGGTCTTTCAGTTGATTATAAGAGGGCATTGCCCTTAGTCTAGCCTTCTCCACATCCCTCGCCATTTTAGCAGGGTCAACATTGTTCATTTGAGTCCAAGCAAACTCAGGGGGATAAATACCCGCTTGAACCAACTTTACCAGAGAGTCCTGCCTACGGTATTCGTCTTCCTCAGAAATAGGAGAAAACTCAACATAGGGCGCAAAGGGTTCTCTCAGGAGTTCCTTCTTGATTACAACATCTATCTCATCATTGGGGGTTTTAGCCCAAATCTTGAAGTTGCCAGGTATTTTGTTCTTTACCAGCATAGCGCACTTAGCCAATACCTGTGCCATACCATTCTGGAAGGCTGGTGTAGCATAAGCATATCTAGCAGACGCCTGCGCCACTCGGTATCTTTCGTGAGCACCCGACCTGACATTCGGCTCCGATAATCCCCTAACCGACCTCGGCCCCGCATGACTGTCTATGTAGTCTCTGGTAAGCCCTAAGTGTTGATAAGCCTCTGCTGGAGGCATCTTCCTTTCCCAATCGTGGAACTCAACACCCTCTGGGGCTGGCCAATATATGCCATATTTCTGTTTGACTTCACCAAGGTCTGCTGCCCCTTCGCCTGTTACATAACCCCCTTTCAATGTTTCCCACTTAATTAGAATATCATTCATGCTATAGTTCCTTGACTCAGAAACCAGCATATCATACATAAAGCGTAAGAGACCAACATATCTCTCTTTAAGAGTGCCATCCCTATCAAGATTGCCTAGTTGGGATTCAATGAAGGTATAGGGTAGGAAGCCATAGCCGTGCTTATAAACACCGCCCCTGATTTTCAGTATAGGTTCGTCATCAATAAAATCACAGCGATACCTGCCATCCCAATAAGTGTAATACTTGACCTCATCTTGGGGTTCTAGTTTCTTGAAGTTTTTCCACTGAGGCCACAGCCTCTTAACATCAAAGGCCAACTTTGCATGCCTTTCAATGACGTATAGTTGCCCGCCCTGATAGATGTCGGGGATGACATTATAGGGGTTTACCGCCTGCAAGAGTATGGGGAATGTCAAGGGAGTTTCCGCCCTCCACTCATCTAATCTTACGGCGTATTTCTTATCTAACTCACCCTCATCTTGAGGAGGTTGAATCTTCCAGTTATCTGCATCCCACTTCGTGGAGATAACGGCAAGACCATGACCGGCAAAATGTTTGGCCGCCTGTTTAATGGGGGCAATCTGGTTCCAGATATTCGTCATGTGGATAATGCCAAGATAGAGCTTCCTCTCCATCTCTTGGGATTCTTTGGCTTTTTCACTTGTGCCCTTTTTGTTGACATGAACCCTTGCATTTAACACATCTATGTTATCAACAAAGGCATCTACCATATCCCTCGCTGTGGGGACGACAATAGCATCCCCCTTAAACTGATTGGGAATATTCAAATCATTCTTGAAGTTTAGGGTATAGAACCTCTCATCTTCCTTGAAAGCCTCCCACATTTCTAGGAGTTTGGGGTTCTTCTCACTCTTCTCAATTATCTCTTTAATTTCATCAGATGACGGCTTGATGTTACTTGTCATACTTGCTCCTTAACACTGAAGGTATCTAATTCTTCCGCAGATACCTCTTTATCCAAATAACGTTTAATGATTGTGAGTAAACAGGATACCTGACCCAAGTTTAGGCCCATAAATCCCATTACATACCTAAGTAATTTGGGGTCTCCAGCACTTAGCTCGCTAGTGTTACTTGTCATAGATTCTCCTTGAGGCTGATTGTGCCCTCCAACTAATTATGTTCAGCCTAATTTCCCCCGCCCGTTAGGACGCACCCCTTTTCGCCAATATCCTATCTAGTGCACTTTGTTCGTTGCCAAAATCCAATGTTCTTATGGGTTTCATTTCAAATGGTGTTACTTTTACATCCCCCTTCTTCAGCCAGCAAATACCAACAGCTATCACATAGTCATCGTGCTGCCCGGATGTCGCCTCAATCTTGCCATCCTTCCTCGCATTTCTTATTATACCATAAAACTGCTTCAGTCCATTCTGGTTGTAAATCTGTATCTGATGGTCGTTTATGGCAGGGATAAGCTGACCAAATAAGTCGGTTCTGCTCTTATCTTGGGTAACAAACCCAATCCTCCCAACATCATCATCGCTCAAATGGCTCCAGTATATCGGTTTCTCACCCCGATAGCCTAACCTTCTATAACCCAACTCAACGGCTTTCTTAATAACCGTCCTGCCCCACATATTCTGTTCTATCCACCACAAGGGGTTGTGGTATAACGCTAAGAGACGCACACTATGTAGTGCTAATTCTTCTGGGGCAAGAAACTGGCTCATAATATCAGCTACAATATCCCCGGTTTTGACATCCATAATAGTTGTAACATTGTAATCCTTGCTTACACCGAGAGAAACATCAGTAGCAGCAATATAGTGATTCCCGATATGATAATCCTTGTAAATGTGGCAAATATCATTATCTATACCCTCCCTGTCTGTGTTTATCTGACCCCTAACATCATCCATCATAACATTGATGACTTTCTTATCAAATACCTTCACCGTTTCGGCAAGGCTAAGGGCTTCCTCTATGGAACTGGGATAGTTCTTTGCCATATACAAATCGGGGCTTAATCGGGAAAGCTCTCTTTCGGGGATATTCCGCTTGGTAAGTTCATACCATTCGTCATCCCTTCCGGGAACAACATCGTAGGGGAAAAAGAGTGGGGTGAAATCATTCTTGCCCTCTAGGGCATCTGTGAAGATAGCGGTAGCCAGATTGTCATTGGAAAAGGGGTCTTCTGTAAAAACGCTAATAAACTGTCCTCCTTTATCACGGGTAGGTTTGGAGGACATATAATTCTCATCGGCGTAGGGGTGTTCAGCGTGTTCATCGCAGGTTACAAGAGAAGCGGTGTAGGAACGACTCGCTGACTGAGTAGAGGGAAAGGCTTTAATAGCACTCTTCATTTTAGGAAATCCCATCTCCTCTGTGCTATCGGGGTCTAACTTGAGTTTCATAAACGGAGGCAATAAATCATACATCCTGTGAGACTTCCCCAACAATTCTTTGGCTTCAGGCTGCCCCTTTGAAAACAAGAGCAAATTAGAACCCTCGCTGAAGCGTGTAAGCCACAAATGGTAAGCAGCTAAAATGGTAGAAATACCTATCTGGCGAGCCTTGAGTATGCTAATGAGAGGTTTACTCAAAAGGGCATCAACCACTGTATCTATGTGCTTCCACAAAACCAATGGAATAATACCCCCACCAGTCTGCCCAGGTATCGGAGGCTCTACTATCTTAACCCACCCAAGAAACCGCCTAAAATCCCTACTGCACCATTCAAGTTCTTGAGCACACAGAAAAAGTTCATCTCCATCAAGTTCCTTAATGGGCTTGTAACCCCAGACCCTTATATCATTCATTGATTAGACCTTCAAGTTTATGGATTAATTCCTCCGAGGCTTCATATATCTCATTTTCAGACAAATACTGAGAGCGCCCCAACCTTCCAATCAAAAGATGTATTGCCTCGTGTTTGGCGCTTTTCTTAATATCCTTGAATGGCTTATCAGGGGTATTGTTATTCAGTTTTACAGTAGCCACCATATCAGTTTGATTTATAACAATACTGGCAAATCCACTTTCTAGGGATTTGCGCTCAAAATAAACCTGATACCCCAAAAGCCCAAAGAGCTTTTGGTATTCCTTAAAATATCTCTGGAAGTCCTTTTCGTCTTTATCCATCTGTATCCCCGCTCTAATCATTATTCCCCCTTAATCAATGATTCCACTGGCTACCGCTATTTTCACAGAAGACCCATTTTCCGTTGTATTCTACTTCACACTCGGGCAATACCCTATCTACCCTTATCACTAGACCCTGAGAATGGAGATAGTACCAAAGCCTATCAACAATGCGTTCAGCCAAAGTTTCCTCTGCCCAATCACAAGGGCTTTCCAACTCCGCCTTAACCCTCCCAATTGCTCCTTGCTTTATCCCTTCTTCCTTAGTCATTCCCCCTCCTTTATCAATGAGGTTACTATTATGTAACCCTAGTGCCACAGAAAGGGCAATAAGACCACACATTATCTAAAGGGTGGTCTTTACAGTTGAGACAAAAGTTATGAGAATTGGCATAACAATCCCGACATAATATTCTCCCCAAGTGCGGATGGGTAAAGGCATGGGGGTTATCTGACCAACACTCGCCCTCCCTACTGCAATCTAATTCCCTCTTACAATCAGCACACTTCATTTTACCCCCTATCTCTTCCCTAACCATTTATCCTCTAAATGTGAATCTCACGGAAGACGGTGTTGGTTCAGGCTTCAGTGTCGCAGTTCCAGTAACTAGTCTAAGGTCAACAGACGCAAGTAGACTACCAATTCTACCAAGAGTTGGATTTGCCTCTCCGCTCTCTAGTTTGGCGACATATGGTTGACTAAAGCCAAGCTTATCTGCCAGACCCTTTTGGGTGAGGTTAAGGATTTTACGAGCCTTCGTCAGGGTCATAGCAAAATCCAGCTTTGCGTCTTCTGCTCCGTAGAGCTTTGCATATTCCGGGTCTCTTAACCTCTCTAATAGGTCATCAGTCGGTGTTGCATCCATCCTATCTCTTCCCTAACCATTTATCCTCTTGTCCCTTAGAATATACCATCCCCCCGCACTTACGGCACACCAAACAACCCTTCTCCCCTAAATCGGGATGCCGAAACACGCCCCCTTCTGTTAAGACAAACTTTTCACACTTAGAACAGTAGTAACTTTCAGTCACTTTTCCATCCCCTGAAATCAAATGGGATAAACCCCTCAGTTACTTCCCCTATAACTCTAACCCTTGATGTAATCCCGCTGTAATTCCTCAGTAAATAATGTTAGACAATTCATACACCGATACTTTGTCCTAAAATCCCCGTCCGACCACACCGATACTTTTATCATTGTTGTGTCCCCCTTACAAACGGGACACTCCCTATCTGCAAATACCCCCTCAAGCTGCCGCCTTACTATCCTCTCTACCATATGTTCGTCCATTTCTTACCCCCCTTTACATAACTAAAATATGATTAAAATATTCCGAGACTAGCCCTGCCAATCATCTAGGATTTTATAATCTTAATAGCAGACCTAATGCTTTCTCCGAAAAACCTTTCTTTTTCACCTTCTTCTTTGTATTCTTCCTTAACCATCTCCCATGAATCCTCTATCTCGTTAAGCTCTTGTATCGGCAGAATACCACTCGCATTATATTTTGTTATACTTACCGGAACAAAATCAGGCTGTTTACAATCCGCATCATCAACGTCAAGCCAAATACCTTTTGTATCCATCTACCTCTCCTCCTTAATTTTAATTGTTTGGCATTGTCACTTTTTTTCACTTACCCCCCTTGCAACTTGTGTGCCTATTAACCCCACTTCTTACTCCTTTATGTAAACTAAACCAAAATATGATTAAAAAATTGTCTAGTCAATCAATAACAATCCCAATCCCCTTCGTGTTGTCCATCCCACTTCAGATACTAGGTAAAGATACTAGGTAAACGCTGTTAGAAACTCAGCCACCGTATCCATTGAAGGGCCAGCCACGCCGTATCTAACCTCTTTCAGGACGTGGTGGTCTTTCAATGACTGGCATATCTTCTCCAACTTAATCCTCTTTTCGGGGTCGGCCAGGGCATATAAGATAGCCGGGTATTGCGTAACACTTTCGGGGCTAACCGTAACATCCTCTTCATTATATATTAGCGTAACATCTTGTGAACCCTCTTGTGAACCCCCGTTTTGTGAACCTTCCTGTGAACCCTCACGCCTACGCCGCATATACTCTTTGTGAACCTCTTTACTCTGTGGCATCGTTACCCTCCTCAATAGCTCTGATAGGCCCTGTAGTGGCAAATAAGCGCCTTCTAGCCTCTTCCAGGTCGTCTGGG